AAAGAAATCAATATCTTCAGCTTCAGTTTCTTGTGTTGGTGGTGGTGTCGAATCGAGTTGTGTCTGTATATAACTATCGACTACGGAACGTAACTCCCCTACTTCTCCGCTTTGCTTTCCTAGGAGCTTCTCAGCTTCTTGGTGCATCCTTACAATCTCTGCGGTTGACTTTCCTTTGTACTTCTCGGGGACATCGTCTTCAGTCGGTGTTGGCTCTTGCGGAGCTTCCGTTTGAAGGTCGTTGATGTTGTCAAGTTCTTTGTCGTCGTCTAGACGCTCATCTTCTATAATGTTTGCTGCCATTATTAAACTCCGTACCTTTTAGTATTATGGAGGTGGTTATTATGCGAGGGTTCATACACCATTATGAATTTGCCTTGCGTTCTTGTTTCAGCTTCTGCTCTCGTTTCTTACACCAAGCGTCGGTATTGACACCGTTGTGCTTATCAGTCCAAGTCCCGAAAGAGTTTAGCTGCTTTACTGCCGATAGTCCACATTCGTTGCAGACTACCTCTCTAGTGTCGCTACTGACGAATCGTTCCTCAGTATGTCCTGCTTCACATTTAAAGTCGAACAAAGGCACTACTCTGTGCCTAAGTCGTCGTATGCGTTACGGACTTGCTCTTCTAGGTTTAGCAACGTAGCAATGACATAGAGTTGTCCCTTCCTAAAGAAGAGGTCTTGTTCATTCTTCGATGCTTCAACTGAATCAATACCTTTAGCATTTGTTTCTAAGTCCTCAGTCAGTGTCTTCCAACCATCTGTACGGAACATAGAAAGCATTTCTTCGTAGTATTGTTCTAATTCTTTGTTTGTTTCTTCAATCATTTAACTGTTTCTCCTTCTAAAGGACAGTTTGTTATAAGTAGGAGTATATCTATAAGTATACTCAAGTAGTAAATAAGTAAACATTAAAGTATACTATAGTATTATTATAACATACTTTTAATCAAAAGTCAAGCTTTATTTTACTTATTTGTAGCTACCTACTGTCATCTTGTTCTTTTTGTTCTTAGCTGCACGTCCGCCACGCTTAGGTTTAGCAGGACAAGACTTTGTTTTCTTTTTACATCCGCCTTTCTTCATCATAACTACTTCCTCTTAGACTTAGCGCCAGAACATTTCCAACGCTTACGTGATAAGTTGTTAGGTGTATTAGGGTCGTTCTGCTTCTTCTTAGGTAAGCCTTTCTTAATGCCTAGACTTCTGGCACAGTAGCTGTCGCCTTTGGAAGTCCCCGCTCTTACACGGGAACCTCCGTCCTTAGCTTTGCCTGCCTGTCCGTAGGAAACTTTCTTACCAGAGGAAGTGACCTTAACCTTTGCTTTTCCCTTTCTTGGTGTCGCCATTCCTTACTTCCTCTTTTTTCTCTAGTTTCTCAATCCTTTCAGCTAAGGTCGCAAAGGAAGCGTTGAGTTCTTTTAGTACGTTGTTAAACTGGTGTTGTGAAATCATTGTGGCAATTGTCCTTGTGGAGGTTGCATCATTGGTGGTTGTGGTTGTGGCTGCGCTTGAGGTCTCGGTTGTGCTTGAGGCGCTCTCTGCTGAACCGCTCCTTCTTTAGAAGCTATTTGACGTTCCTTTAACATTTGGTCAGAGATACGTAATCGTTTCTCAAACTCTTTGTCGTCTGCGTCTCCTGCCTGTAGGTTAGCTGTAACAGCCTTAATACGGTCAATCTCAAGCTCCTGTGGTACGGCCTGTGCTTCAGCCATAGCTTTAGCAGCTCGTGCTTCGGACTCTTTAGCCTGTCCATTAAGAGCATTAGTCTGTGACGTTTGGAACTCAGCTTGCTGTGCTTGAGCCGCTTGCTGTGCCTTCTGTGCTTCTGGATTAGGCTGATTAGCTTGGTCGAGCTTGGCAATCAGTTCTTCACGGTTAGCTAGGCTCATGTTGTCCACAATGGACTTAATTAGCTCAGGGTACATCGGTGTTTCCGGTGACATAGTCTGTAGGAGCTGTACAAGCTGTGTAACTTCGTACTCACGGGCAATAACGCCTAGAGAGCTAGATACTTCAAACTTGTAGTCAGCTACTGGGAACTTCTCAGGCTCAAACTGCATATAGCGATGAGCTGCCTTAGTAATAAACGGTATGACAAAGGACTCTTGGAAGTTAATCAAAGTGCGCTTGTGACGCTTAATGATAGCTCCTAAACCCATGGAGATGCCTGCTGCTGTACTTTCTCCGTTTACAGAGCCTGCGATACCCGCTGAGTCTATAGCGCCTGTAGCAGTCTGTACCATGCGTTGTAGCTCTGCTGCCTGAGTAAAGGTAATCTGACTTACCTGACCAAAGTTAAATGGCTGTAAAACTTCAGCAGGATTACCGTTAGTAAGAATAACCTTACCTGCACGTACCTCTGGCTTAGAGCCTCTAGGCATACGAGAAGCGTCCATTGCAAGCATAGGGTGTACAGTTAGTGCTAAGGCATCAATACGAGCGCGTAGTTCTGCGTCTAACGCCTTCTGAGAGTTATACCCTTTCTCACATACTCCTCGGCCCCAGAAACGGCTAGGAACGACATCCCAAGGGAATGCTACGATAGGACGGTCACCCATCATGTAAGGATTAACTTCAGCTTTAAGTAAAGTACCACCATCAGCGATAACAACAATAGCTTCAACGTAGTAGCTGTCGTCTCCTTCCTCTTCCTCAGTCAAGGTTACTGCTTCTTCCTCTGCATCGGGGTCAGCCTGTGCTTCTTCAAGCAAGTGACGAGGAACTAAACCGTAGTACTTAGTAAGACGTACTTTATCGTCGTCATAGACAGTAGTAATGTCGTGGTCAGGCTCAATGTCAAAGTCTGGAGCCGCAGTACCTACGTCAGCCTCACGATAGACACCCTCTTCCTGTAACTGTGTTACAACGTGCTTGGAAACAAACTCATCAATAGCCACACCTAGCGCACTTTCAACGGAAGTCGCTACAGGGTCAATAAGGAAGTTCTGAGGCATGACAGGATTCAGCTTAACGCAGGTTCTGTCCTCAATTGTGACACCAACTGCTGTTAATTCACCACCCATGACAGGCTGTGTAGCAGGTTTCATCTCTTTTTCGGTAGTTAGCTCAATTTCACCAATACCAGTGCCAAAAACAGCAGCATTAATCAAACATTCAGCTACATTTTTACGTATCATGTTGCGTTTAAAGTCGGCTTCTAGGCCATTACGCAACATCATAATGTCAGCAGTCTCTGTATCAGCAGCATCATCACGAATATCGAACCATTTTCCACGTCCAAAGGTCGCTTCTTCCAGTTCTGCTACGGATGACTCCACAGCTTGTTGTAAAGCAGGAGAAATAATCTTAGAACGCTCAGATTGACGTGTCTTGTCCTCTACTGCCCAGTGTCCACGCCATAGGCGGTAGTACTCATCAAACTTCTCGGAGTAGTTGGCTTCAAAATGGTCACGCCAGTCTTGACATTTGTTGTCTACCCACCCCTCTAGGGATTCAAAGCTGTAATCATCGTCTTGATTGTCAAACATAGTTAATACCCTGCATAAAAGTCAGTGAGTTCATATTCTTCTTCCTCGTAGTCGATAGCGTAAGCAACCTGAGCCAACTGGTCAATGTATGCCAACGCATCAATTAAATCATCATGTACTAATTTATTAGGGAACTGAAACAGCTCATCTAGGAAAGGAGCATTCCATTCACCCTTGTTAAGTTTAATCTTGCCGTGTTCAAAGCGACCTTGTAAGGCCCACACGATACGGTCAATCTTACGTTTGTTACCGTGGGTAAGCTCCTCGATACGGAAGAACCTTTGATTCTTTTTCATTATGTCATTCAAGTAGGGGTAGACAGCATTCTTCAATGCACCTTTCTCAATCCCTACTGCGACTGGTTGGTAGTCCCTGACGGCCTCGAAGATTTTCCTTGCTGTCTTTTCGACTCCCCATCTACCGTGGATGATGTCTGCGACCCACCAACCTTCCGTACCTGCTTTAACCACCGCAATTGCCGTTTGGTCAAGTCTGTTTGTTTTAGTTGTAGCTTTTTCAACTTCTGCGAATCCTGCCAAATCGACTGCTATATAGAACTGACCTTCATCAGGTTCTTCCTCACAGAACTTAACGTGTTCCTCCTTAAAGAGTTCACCACCGGCTGCCTCAAAGGATGCCATGAACTCCTGTCGGAAGGAGAAGGCAGACATGGACTTCTTAGCCGCATCAATCTCCTCAGGGTCGATTAGAGGGTTATCAAAGCTAGTGAAGTGGTATCCTGCCCAATCAGGGTCGTTAGCTATGTTAGCGTACTGATGGAGGTCGTAGAAGTGGTTACGCCCCATTGGTGTACCGATGAACATGGCTGAACCCTTTTGGTCAGCGAGAGCAGGGCGTAGGATTTGCTCCCACACCTCCGGCTTCATATCTGCGTACTCATCCATTACTAGGAACTTAAGGGAGACACCACGCATGGTTTCAGGCCTGTCAGCACCTTTGAGTGCGATTGTAGCACCATTCACCAGTTTAAGTTGTAGGTTGTTGACGTGACTGGACGCAATGACAGGTGAGCCAATCTCTAGCAAGGACTGCCACATAATGTCCCTAGCCTGCCCCTGTGTAGGTGCTACGTAGAAGACATGACCCTTAGTCGTACCCAAGGCTTCAATGATTAACTTCCACGCTGCTAGTCTGGACTTACCTGTTCGTCGTCCTGCTGCTATGACTTGGAAACGCTTATTGTCCGCCCATACTTCCTGCTGCCATGGCAATAGTTCTACTTTTAAGTCAGTCATGGTTATACAAAGTTGTTCATGGATGCAATAGCAGGATACATCTCAAAGGTGACTATAACGGACATATTATTTCCTGATGCTAAGGCTTTAATCTGGTCATTCTCTGTAAGGACAAAATCTAACTGGTCAAAGGACTTTGTTTCTCCCGTACTAAATGAAGCTCCGTTAAGGAAAGGTACGTCAACGCTCTGACTATTGTCGTGCCACTTCACACTTCCTGCTATGTTGTTACTTCCGTTGTTGGACATATGGATTAGTTTGATGTCACAGTGCATCCCCTTGGGGACAGTAAACAAAGTAGTCTCTGTGTTAGCTACTAATGCTCTACCTACAGTAAATTTTCTCATTATTAGTATGTCCAGATTACAGGAACTGAAGTGCGAATATCAACATGAACGAAAGACTTAGCCACTCCCACTCCTGTAAACCCAAGGGCGAGTGCGTGTTTGACGATGGTATATCTTTCTGCTCCTGACAATGCCCTAATGTCCGCTGCAATGCCTTGAGTATGCGTCCCACCACCATTTGCTTTATTTCTCTCGTTTGAATGATTCGTACTGCGGTATCCGCTAGTTATGACAAAAGGAAACCCGCAGGCTTCCCGTAAGTGGTCGAGCTTCTTTAGGAACTCATCCTGCATTTTATTCTCAGCCGTCTCTTGACAGTTGAACTCGCTCAGGGCGAAGTACTTAGGATTATATGTCAATGAACTCTCCATCTTCAGCTTGCTCTTCGTTACTGCTTTCGGAGATGACAGTAGTCTCTCCGCCCACTCCGGTAATCGAGATGTTGATTCCACCTTTACTTCCTCCTGCCTTGTCCTTATCAAAGTAGCTTGCAGGGAGGACTCTATCTATGACTAGCTTCCAAGCCGCTGCCTGATTCTTATGGTCATCGTTAAGAGCTGCATCAAAGATAGACTCCAACACTCTGGCTGACTTAGGGGACGTTAGCATCCTAGTCTTATATTCGTTGATGATAGCTGCATCACCTTTGGGACGACCACGGGTTCCTACTGTGCCACGCTTACGGTTGACCATCTCTGACTTAGGTGGCCTCCCTCTGCGCTTAGGTTTATCCTTGACATCGTCGTTTTTTAAATCTGACAAAAAACTACTCCTTAGTATACTTAAGTATTCTTTGGTGTTCCTTAGTAAATACTCCTTCTACAAACATTAAGCCTTTACCTTAGTATACTTAAGTATACCTTAGTATGTTTCCTTAGTAGTTGCTGTAGGAGCTTTTCTTTAGTAAATTAAACTATACTATAGTATTATTATAACATATTCTTAGGCAAATGTCAAGCTTTATTTTAACTAATTTAGTAAAAGCATTAAAGTAATTACCTTAGTACCCGCACGTACCCGCTTTTGCCCAA